CAACGATGCCAAACGTAACTATTCAAAATGCAGGTGCGCCATTTCAACTGAACCAAGTTTATCAGGGACCCGGCCTATCGAATATTACAAACATCACCAGAACAACTCAGGTAGAAAGCGTTACAGAAACTACCTCTACGTTCTCTCAATAATCCTTGCTTTAAACCCTTTAAAGGTATTAGCTAATAGTTCTCAAACTGCAGCTCCAGTAGCCAATTCGAGTGGTTCTGTGACAAATATGGCAATCCAAAGCCTTCAGGGAAATATGATCCAGAACCAGTATGGGAACGGCATTGTATGTCAGGGACCTATGCTTACAGCTTCTCCATTTCTTACTGACAGTCATCAACAACAATATCCGAAGGAATATTGGTATGAAAATCCTGTATATGATGATAACGGAAATATTTTGTATCACCAAAGCATAAGAACAGGCCAAAAAGATTCCGCAAGTTTAAATTGGGGGTTTAGTATTACTTTTTCTATTCCTCTTGATAATTCCTTACAAAAAAGATGCAAAGCAATAGCGGATAAATGGATTGAGTTAAAGGAGCAAGATTTAAAAGATAAACAATTATCTTGGCACGTTGCTCGTCTAAAAGAATGTGGAGCTTTAAAAAAATCTGGAATTGAATTTGCTAAAAATTCTGTTTTCTACTCTTTATGTGAGGATGTTCTCGTTTTGCCCAAGATGGGGCAAGTTTTACCTCATAGACATGAGATTCCACCTTTAATTACGAAATAATTTTTTTATAAAATTATTACGATTTTTAATTATTATTCCTTCTAATTCCCCAATTCGACCAAGACAACTTTTAATCAGCTGGTCTTTTGCCCAATTTTCTTTATAAAGAGTTGCACATAATCTTTTAACCTCTTCTTGATCATCTGAATTTAGAATTTCTCTTGTGTCTACTTCCATTTGAAATTCTTCTTCCTTTGTTTGTTCAAGGGATAACCAATTTAAAAAAGGAATTTCATAGTTGGCCATAAAATATGATTGCTATATTATTTAATGTAAAATAAATTATCTTGTAGACAAGTCTAGAATTGGTTAGACTAATGAAAAAAGAAATTTAGTGGCAGCAGAATCGGTTATAAGATTGAGCGTTATAAATGACGCAAGTCCTAAACTTAGGACAGTAGATAGAGATGCGAAAAAATTAAGCAAGACTGTTAAAAATTCTAATGGAGTTCTTAATCAGCAAAATAGAAGTTTAAAAAACGTAGCTTTGAGTTGGCTTGGAGTAGGTGCTGGAGCAAAAGCAGCCACTCCCGGAATTACTGCGGCTGGTGCTGCCATGAATACAGCTTTAGGGGTTATTCTTCCCTTTGTTGCTGCTGGAGCGGCTTTGACAAAAGTTTTCCAAACCTTAGTTCAGCAAGATTTTGCTGAAGCTAAATTTGAAACTTTAGGCGGAAATAGCGAAAGACTTACAAGTAATCTCAGAAAATTAACAGCAGAATTAAGAGGACAGCAAAGTATTGTGGCATTAACAGCAGCTTCTTATGATGTAGCTTCTGCGGGTTTTACAAATGCTGCTGATGCAGCAATGATATTAAAGGCAGCAAGTCTTGGAGCTACAGGTGGTTTTACAGATATTAATACTGCAGGAGGAGCAGTCGTTAAAGTCTTAAACGCTTACGGCTTAGAAGCAAAAGATGCCTCATTTTTAATGGATCAATTTGCACAAACACAAGCAGATGGAATTATTACTATTGGTCAGTACTCCCAGAATATAGGTAAAGTTGCCACTACTGCAGCACTTTTAAAAGTTCCATTATCAGAAATTAATGCAGTAATAGCTCAATCAACGGCTGCAGGTACACAAACAGAAACGGCCTTTACTGGACTGAACGCAGCTTTAGCAAAAATATCTAGTGGAGAAATAGGAAAGAGATTAGGAGCCGATATTAATGCTTCCTCCCTTGCTTCTGAAGGTTTGGCTGGAACTCTAGAAAAATTATCGAAATTTTCTGCAGCCGAACTTCAAAAGGCTTTTGGAATAGAAGCGTTTAAAGGTTTACAAGTTGCAATAAAAGATCTAGATAAATTTAATGAGTTATTGGGAAATCAGGTTAAAGCTCAAGGACAGGCAGAAAGAGCCGCCATAATTGCAGAAGATACGTTGCAAGGACAAATTAAAAGATTAGGAAATTCCTTTATCAATCTTTTTGGAGAAGGAACCTTCTTAGGAGATCTTTTAAAAATAACGATTCAAGGAATCGCTGGAACGATAGAAGCTCTTGCTGCTGGAGTGAAAGCAGTAGTAATGGTTTTCAAAGGAGGATGGGCAATAGTTCAAGGTTTTGTTGGTGCCTTTAGTCCTTTAAAAGAAAGTGTAGAAGGAGCTTTAGGACCGATGCAAAAACTTACTAAATGGTGGTTTAAAAATATTGCAAGTATGGAAGATGCTCAAAAGAGTTTAATTAAATCAGGAAAAGAAACAGGACAAAGACTTGCAGCCGTTTGGAATTTGTTTCAACAAAAAGTAACTAAAGTTTTCACTATTGTTTCAGAAGCATGGACTAATTTTTATGAAAATAAATTAGCAGGAAGTGTTGAAAGAATTAAAAAAATTGGAAAAGCGATAGCTGATGCTGTATCGGGACCATTAACGACAGCTTTAGAATGGGTTCAAGATCTTTGGGATAGACTCATTGGTAAGATTAAAAGCGGACTTAATATGCTTTTAAATATTCCGGGAATTAAACAAATTGCAGGATTTACAAAAGAGCAGATGGATCAATTTGAAAATACTTGGAATACTTCTGTTGATGTAACAGGAAATGTTGAAGATGATAGCAAAAAAGATAGTGAAAAGGATTCAGAAAAATCAATTAAAAAACAAATTGAATTAGTAGATTTTTTAAATGAAGGTTATAAAAAAGTTGCAGAAACTGTCGGAAAAACTCTCGCTCAAGGAGTTAAAGGTTTAATTAAAGGAACTCAGACTTTAGGCGAGCTGTTATCAAATGTTGCGAACAGAATGGCAGATATGCTTCTTGATGTTGCAATAGGAGGACTTTTCAAGAGTATAGGGATTCCGGGATTTGCTTCTGGAGGAAGACCACCTGTAGGTAAACCAGCAGTTGTAGGAGAGAAAGGACCCGAACTTTTTGTTCCTCGACAAGCTGGACAGGTAATTCCAAACGATCAACTTGGAGGAGGAGGATCAGTTAATATCTCAGTTAGTGTTGATGCTTCTGGTTCTTCTGTGCAAGGTGATGAACAGCAAGGAAGAGAACTTGGACGTATGATCTCTGCTGCAATACAAGCAGAATTAATTAAACAAAGAAGACCCGGAGGTTTACTTGTATAATGGCTACTTTTCCCTCTATTACCCCAAATTATCAGGCTCGTAAAACTACAAAGCCAAGAGTTAACGTTGCTCAATTTAATGACGGCTATCAGCACCGAATTAAATTCGGATTAAATACAATATCTTCTATTTGGACTTTAACATTTGACGTTTCGGAAACAGATTCAGATACCATAGAAGCCTTCCTTGAAGCTAGGGCAGATGATGGAGCATCATTTGATTGGACTCCTCCAGACAGTTCAACTTCCTACAAATGGATTTGTATAGATTCTGGTTGGGCGAAATCTATGCCTTATTTAAATCGAGCAACTTTGAATGTAACGTTCCAACAAGTATTTGAACCCTAATGGCTACTCCTGTATCCGAACTACAGAAGATAAATCCTAGTAATATTGTTGAGCTTTTTCAGCTACAACTAGACACCACAATTCATGGTGCAAATACAATTTACTATTTTCATAATGGAGTAAGTGAAAATAATAATGGGAATCTTATTTTTAATAATATTGAATATACAAGGATGCCAATAGCGGCTGAAGGTTTTGAGTTTAATGGTAAACAATTACCAAGACCTCAGATTTCTATATCTAATATTTTAGGAACTTTTACGACCTTACTTTTGACTTTACCTCAAGGATTGGAAGGAGCGAAAGTTACAAGGATTAGAACCTTAGAAAGGTATATAGATCATATAAATTTTGATATTGGAGATATTTTGTCAGAAGATGGAAGTGCGATCCTAGAGGAAGATGGTAGTTTAATCAGTCAAGAATTGAGTGACAATCCTCATGGAACTCCTGATCCTACAGCTACATTTCCTGATGAAATTTACTATATAGATCGCAAAGTTACAGAAACAAGAGATATTGTACAATTTGAACTTGCTGCAAGCTTCGATCTTCAAGGAGTAAGACTGCCCAAGCGTCAAGTCTTACCTGATGATTTTCCGGGTGTTGGTTCTTTTTATTCCTAATGTGGAAAGATAAAGCACTTGAACACGCAATAAAGGAAGACCCAAGAGAATCTTGTGGTCTTTTAGTAGTTGTTAAAGGTAAGGAAAAATATATTCCTTGTAAAAATTTAGCTGTTAATCCTAAAGATCAATTTATTTTAGACCCTTTAGATTGGGCTAATGCTGAGGATAAATATGGGGAAATAAGTGCTGTTGTTCATAGTCATCCAGTAACAAGTCCTCAACCAAGTCAAGCAGATTATGTTTCTTGTGAAAACTCTGGTGTTAAATGGTGGATAGTTCAACCTAATTTGAAACAATGGGCTTATTGTGAACCTTGCGGATATAAAGCACCTTTAATTGGTAGACAATGGGTTTGGGGAGTAACTGATTGCTGGAGTTTATGTAGAGATTGGTATAAAGAAGAATTAGGGATAGAACTTATGGATTGGATCAGGCCAAACGATCCAGATGATTTTATAAAAAATCCAATGTTTGCAAATTGTTTTGCAAAGACAGGATTTAGAGAATTAAAAGAGGAGGAGGATTTAGAAAAAGGAGATTTATTATTAATGTCTGTAAGTAGTAGCGGATTAAATCATATTGGTGTTTACTTAGGAGAACAGACTGTTTTACATCATTTACAAAATAGATTATCAAGTCGTGATTTATTAGATGAATGGTTGTTAAAAT